CCAAAATTCCAAGACGAATGAGACTTCCAAGATTCAAAGACAACCTATGGATTGTGGGCGACAACGTGTGTAGCTACGGCGTGCCCGTGGCTCGCATCGAAGGCGACACACTGCAACAGCTAAAAGGTATGGTGTCTGTTACAACACAGAGGCACATCAACTATGCGGCTGAACAACTCAAACTCAAACTCAGAAAACCTAAGAACAAATGATTTTCAATCTATTCAAACGCAAGTCCCGTGAGGAGTTCGACTACCGAGCGGGCGGCATGCTCATCAAGCGCATCCCAAACCTCAAGGGTGAAGAGGGTATGCGCATCCGCATCGAGGTGGGCAACAAAGACTTCATCTCTCTGTCCAACTGCTTGCACATCGGCAGGGCAGCACAGCTCGCCAAGCACGAGGCTGACCCGATGAATCAGTTTAAGTTCAACGGCAGAGTCAACAAGCAAATCAACACGCTTCGTTACCTGTCAACTGCACTTGTCAACGAGCACCGAGCAAAGAAAGGCAAGGAACCTCTTGCGGTTATGGATTCTAATGACTAACTTTATCAACATGGAAGAGTATATCTTACAGGAAGACACTGACAATCAGTACGTTGTGTTCGTCACGTACGAGTACCATCCGTACCGTCCTGACAGTGACGTCGACCCCGGTAACCCTGAGTACGTGGAGGTTGACCGTGTGTACATCAAGAGCACACGCCCTGTTGTCGAGCCCAACGTGGTACCCGAGGAGCCCATCGACATCACGGACTTTCACCTCGCTACTCTCATGGACTTCGCTGCTCTCGAGGAGCAGATACTACAACACCTAAATTCATTTAAGTAATGACAGATTTTGAAGAACGCAGATTCCTTGTCGGTTGGTCTGACGACGGCAAGGATTACGCCACCATGGTGTGGCTGTGCCAAACACCCGCAGAACACAAGGGCTACAGCATCCACACACTTGATGGCTCGTCAGACCTGTTCGTGGTCGCGCCCGATGGCGGTGTAGTGGGTAATGCCAAATCGTACGAGGTATGAGTGGGTACTACAAGCTGCGCTACCACTTGGGGCGTGGCAAGAACTACAAGAAGTGGCAGCTCAAGCACATGTCCCCCGTGGGCAAGTTTGCATTGGGTACATTCTACCGAGACCCTGATGCCTTCTGCGCCCTGTTGCACAACTGTCGACTGCGCAACCATGGCACGGTAGCCAAGAAGATTCATGACGGCATGAACAAGACTGTGTGTGCATGGATTGAGTTCGATGACTACCACGAGATAAGGGGCACCCACGTGCCACGTCTCGTCATGGAGCAGACAGACAAGAAGTACAGGTATAACCCACACAAGGCACCGCATTGGGTAAGCGACACGTGCGACAACGAAGACGACACTGTCATCCCTTTGATTCTTGTGTACAAAACAAACCTTTATGGAATCACAGAGTAAGGATGCTATGTACAAGGCATGCTACATGCAGTTCATGTACGGTGGCTCGACAGTCTCTCCATACACGGGAGAGGTACCTACCACAGGCTACATGGTAGGACGTAGCGACTTGGCCGAGACCATCTTTGTGCAGTCAGTCTACGACCCCGCCATGGGAGCGATGGACCTGCCGCAGATACAGGTGCCACGCAATGAGTACACGTCGAACCTAGCGATTGCTTGGACCATTCAGATGAGTGCCATCAAGAAGCTCAAGCAGCACACGCTGCGCTCCAAGATGTACGTCGGAACGTGGGACAACAAGCAGGGCTCGACAGAGGTAGACATCTCACAGCGATTCGATGAGCTAGATGACGCGCTTGACAAGTGCCGACTACTCGGAGAGAAATGTGTGTGGGACCTATCAAACAACGAAGAAATCTATGTTTAATTCAATTACAACAACCATGTCTAATTTCAAGAGACGCTGGTCACAGAAGGAAGTGGCCATTGCAACCGAGCACATCACGTCTGACGTGCCACTCACGTTCAACAACCCTACCATCAACAAGGTGGCAACACTTGTGGGACGCTCACCTGAATCGGTGTGCGCCAAGATGACTCAAATGCGAATCAACGCACGGCAGTCAATCGAGCTCAGTACTAGCGAGCGCAACGCAGCAGTGCTCGTCATGTCCCGCATGCTGTTCCACGATGAGGTAGACGGGGAGCTGTACTTCAAGCTCATGCGCATCATCCACGAGAACAGCACGACAATTCGATGACAGAACGGGGATGGCGCAGACATCTGCTTATACTAAGGATTGCACTAGCACTATACATCTCGTTCATTATCAAGATGTTATGGTGGCGATGGCACTGATGTGTGGAAAACTTTTTCCGCATATCGTGCTGTCGAATCCTTGATTTTGTCAGAAATAGTTCCGAACTTTCCCCCGATAAATCGGGAACAACACAATTTAATATCACATGAATACAATCATTCATAAGCTATCCGACGTGCAGGCACGCCTGAAAGCACCCAAGGGACAATTCAACTCCTTTGGTAAGTACAAGTACCGCTCGTGCGAGGACATTGTAGAATCTGTAAAACCTCTACTTACTCAACACGGACTGGCTCTCGTGATGAGTGACAGCATTGTCGAGACAGGCGGACGTGTATATGTACACTCCACTGTGACGGTCACTGACGGAGAGTCAGAGGTGTCCGCCTCAGGCTTTGCTCGAGAAGAAGAGAACAAGAAGGGGATGGATGGCTCGCAAGTCACAGGTGCTGCTTCGTCCTATGCGAGGAAGTACGCACTCAATGGTCTGTTCTGCATCGACGATGGCAAGGACAGCGACTCTACCAACACACATGGTAAGTACGTGCCACAAGAAAGAATCACTGCACCTCCTGTCAAGGACGGCAAGATTAAGCCACAGGTAGACGATGAGACTATGGACAAGGCTATCGCCTTCATTCAGAACTCAAAGAATCCACAGCAAGCTTACGCCATGTCCGTGGAGAAGTACACCTTTACTCCTGACCAAGACTCCGAACTACTCGAGACAGTCAATAAGACCGTCGCAGCTAAAGGCGCAAAGAGTAAGAAGAAGTAATGGAGTTTTCTCTCAAGCTTCAGGAGAAGACAGGCAAGAGTTATCTGTCATACAGCTCAGTCAAGAATGCGCTCACTGACATGCGTGCATTTGAACTGTACATGGCAGGTAAGCTGAAGAAGGAGTCTCCGGCTCTCACCTTTGGCTCGATGTATGACATGATGCTGTTCGAGCCTGACAAAGCTAAGGCTACCTATCAGAAGATAGACCACGACGAAATCATGGAGAAGATGAGCGACAGAGTTAAGGCGCTCAAGAATCCTAAGAGTTCGTCAGAGTACAAGGCCTCAGTGCAACAGCTCAAGACTGACGCTATCGAAGAAGGCAAGCACCTTGTAGATGAGTCAGAGTGGAAGACAGCCTTCTTCATGGTGAAGAGACTGATTGACTCAGGCATCAAGGACGAGTACCTCAAGGGTGACTATCAAGTAGAGTTCAACGAGTTCATTGACGACATCCCCGTGCGCGGCTTCTTTGATTGCCAAGGCCAGTACTATGTGTCAGACAGCAAGAGCACGAGGTCCATCCCGGGCTTCAGGTACGATGTAAACAAATTTTCTTATGACATTCAAGCGTATATCTACACGCAGGTTGCGGGTCTTGATGACTTCTTTTGGGTTGCTCAGGAAAAGACGTACCCGTACCCGGTGGCTGTCTACAAGGCGAAGGAAGAGACGATTCTGAGAGGCAAGTTCAAGTTTGAACAGGGCGTCGAGAAAATAAAAGATTGGCTTTTCCTTGACAAACCCGTGGTCAATGACTACATTTACGAAGAAATTTAATTCAACATTCTATTCACATGGATAACAAACCAACCACAGACCGCGTGTTCATCGGCGATGTAACACAGGTCAAATCATCAGCTCGTCTCAAGTTCACCCTTGCCGAGTTGGAAGAGATGAAGAAGTACGCAACAGAGAAAGGCTCAGTCTATGTCTCAGTTGTGTTGACTCCAGACAAGGAGCGCTTCTCGAAGTCAAATGCTTGGGCATCAGTCTACGACCCACGTGCTGAGTCCGGCACATCAACGAAGTCTTCGGACGTACCGTTCTAAGGTAAACTGTTTCATGTTGATTAGGGGGAGGCGCTTGGGTTAGGCGTCTTCCCCGCTTCATGTCATGAGAGACATTTACTACTACGAGCTCAAGCTTCGCGTAACCAAAGGCAAAAAGAAATTCACCGAGCACACCAAGATGGACTACGCTGTGACCAGTGCAGAGGAACCTGAAGACATCCTCAAGGGTCACACGTGGGAAAGGATGTATCGCTCTTACTACGGACCTAGATACGATGGCAAAGTCGAAATCAAAATTGAGGAAATCCTCTCGAAAAAAAGGGTGGGTTCCAAACTACGTGGTAAAGAGGGGTAGCCTCGAGGAGTTGACGCAAGCACGCGATGCTTACTACGAAGCTGTCGGCTATGACTTCTTGCCGGACAGCAGGCTGCAGATGAACGTCATCCTTCGGGTTGCGTTCGCAGATGCAATGCAACACTACTTCACAATAGTCTCGATTGCTAAGTGTCTTGGCAAAGACCACAGCAGCGTGTGCTACTACGTGAAGAACGCCGACTTGTACAGCGAGCAGTTCTCTTTCTACAAGATGCTGAGAGAAACAGCAAGCTGCATCTATCACATAGAAGTAGGCAACACAGCAATGGGTATGAGACTCAAGAACAACATCAAGCAATATGTCAAAGCATTGGAATCATCGTGACTTTGTGCGCGAAGTTAGAGGCGTGTGCAATGAACTAATGTCACTGCTAACAGAAAAAAACCGGAGGTATGGCAACGCTGCACTAGACCCAGCGCGTATCTTTAGCAAGGCAAGCTCGCACGAGCAGCTGCTAGTTCGCATTGACGACAAGCTGAACCGCATCAAGAATTGGGGGACAGACGACGTGGATGAGGACACACTGCTAGACCTCATGGGATACTTGATGTTACTACGGATTAACATGAAACATGACACAAGTGATAACGATATTCGAGGACCTTTACAACAAGAAGCCGCTGTATATCACAGTGGAGACAGCACTGCAACGCATCCAATCTGGCAAACAGAAACAGAAGATTGAGCGAGTCCGCGAGGGTGACAAGGAGGCAAAGAAGCAACTGCCTGTAGTCCTGTGGAGTGGCAGGTTCAAGGAAAGAAAGGATGACTCGCTGCAAAAGCACAGCGGCATCATCGTCCTTGACTTCGACCACGTATCAGATGTAGAAGACGCTAAGTCTAAGCTTGCCTTTGACCAACATGTGGTTGCATGCTGGACCTCACCGAGTGGTGACGGGGTCAAGGCAATCGTAGAGATTAGCAACCCGGAGAGACATCGAGACCACTTCCGTTCTCTCTGTGAATACTTTGAAAGAAAGCATGGCCTTGAGGCTGACCCCTCAGGCATCAACGAATCGCGTGCGTGTTTTGAATCGTACGACGACAACATCTGCATCAACTCTGAGCCCACAAGATTCGGTGGACTCAAATCGGAGCAGCATGCAGAGCCAAACCCTACCGAGGTAAAGGGGCGTACTGACTATGAGAAGCTACAAATCGCCGCTCAGATGATTCGGTACGCCCCCGATGGGGGCAAACACGCAGCACTTGTGCGTGCCTCATACTTGTTGGGTGGCTTCATCGCTGCAGGTCGGGTCGAAGAGGACGAGGCCTTTCGTATGCTCGTTCGTGAAATCGAAGCGCGGAATCCTCTCGACCTTGACCAAGCCCGCAAGACAATCATCGACGGGATAGAGCAGGGTAAGCTTGCACCTATCGGAGAGATTGTCCGAGAGCTTGAGAAGATACGGCACGAGATGCGTGTCAATGACGGCGATATGTCCTTCATCGCATCCGACGACACCGACTACGACTGGATTAAGAAGTACGTGACGGGACAGATAGAGCTTGGGCTAGGCACAGAGAACGAGAAGTTCGACGAGTACTTTAGGTTCAAGCGTGAGTTCCTAATGATTAACGGGCACAGCAACGTGGGTAAGACAACCTTTACGCTGTGGCTGATGGTAGCTGCCTCCATGCTACACGGCTGGAAGTGGTTGGTCTACAGCGCAGAGAACCCTACATGGGCAAACAAGATGAAGGTCATGCAGTTCTGTATGGACATGCCCATCAAGCGCATGAACCACAAGGAACTTACAACAGCACACGATTGGGTCAACAAACACTTTACATTTATTGACAACCACAAGAACTACAGCTACTCCGACATCCTCGTGTTCGCGGAGAAGGTGATGAAGTACGAAGGGTTGGACGGTGTGCTCATCGACCCATACAATGCACTGCGCATTGACATGAGCGCACATCGCGGTATCAGTACCCACGAGTACCACTACGAGGCAGCTAGTGAGTTCCTGACCTTCAGCGTCAAGAATCAGGTTGCCATGTGGGTGAATGCTCACGCCTTCACTGAGGCGCAACGACGCAAGGGCGATGACGGTTTGCCCACTGCCCCGTACGCTGAGGATACTGAAGGTGGTGGTAAGTTTGTGAACAGAGCCGATGGCTTTATCACATTACACCGCAAGATTCAAGCGCAAGAGTGGAGTGACCGTCGCACTGTCGAGATGCACGTGAGGAAAGTTCGCATGACAGAGACTGGCGGCCACCCTACTCCCCTTGATTTTCCACTACGATTCGAGTTCAGTCAAGAGCAATCAGGATTCAACTTTGTGTCACCCGGGCCTAGGTTGTTCCGACCTTTATGTGAATTACTTGTGGGAAAACAGACCAGCATTTGATTGGCTGTTGACCTAACTTTACACCATGGCACGGCGTAAAAGCATGAACCGTGGTGGCAAGAAACTCAAGTCTGGTCTTGAGGTGTACTGCTATGACAAGTTGAAAGAAGCTAAGCTCAAGTTCGACTACGAACCTGAGAGCTTTACTCTCGTCGATAGGTTCATCTACCCCGGTATCTATTTCAAGTCGACCAACAGGCGACCTGACATGATGGATTACTCAGGGAAGATGGTCAGGAAGATGGAGTACACACCGGACTTTGTGTCTCACGAGCACAAGTTCATCATCGAAACCAAGGGGTACCAGCGTACCCAGCACGGGTTCCCACTTAGGTGGAAGCTTTTCTTGAGACAGATGGTTGATACCGGGAATGGCGACTACATGTTGTTCGTGCCAAAGAACAGCAAACAAGTAGACAAGGTCATTCAAATCATCAAAGATGAAATTAAGAAAGCTAAGTGAACTGTACTCGTTCTCCACGCAGGAGATTCAGAGGCTCACAACAGAGCTGTACGAGTCACTGCATGACGATGCAGGCAAGCCCATACACTCTACCGAAGAGATAGCGGAGCTAGTCAAGGACTTCCGCATGAAGGTCAACATTGAGGTGGCAACCATCAAGGACGCCTGCCTTGAATACAACCACTCATGAGCAAGAACTTCCTCAAGGACCAAGACCTCGGTGACCTCGGAGAAGAACTGTGGGCTGCATGGATTAACGCCAAGGGTGGTGATGCCACCATCTCGCAGAACGGTCTAACTGAGAACGGAGAGACTCGCAACTGGGACGTGTATGACAACACTACCGGGGTGTACTATGAGGTCAAGATGGATGTCAAGGCACACTACTGGGCAGAGCGCAGAGGCGAGCCAGTCAATCTGTTCCTAGAATACGAGACAGTAAAAACCCACAAGCCCTGTGGGATTATGAAGACTGATGCTCAGTACTTGGTGTACATCGTGCGCAACCCGCAGGACCTTCACATCGCATACACCTTTGACTTGGAGATGCTTTGCGCTTATCTTTGGGATGCACACAAGCTCAAGAGATTCCCTGTTCGCAAGCCTGTGATGCACGGAATCGGCAACGTCAATGGCTGGACTCCACCACTACATGAACTGGTAAACGACAAGGCTGCTGGCTTTATCAAGCTCTGCATCCTTCCGCTATCACTACTGAACCCATCACATGAAACAAACGTATCAGAACTGTCGCTGCTTGAGACAGAAAATCGACAGCTTACTTCAGAGTAACTCGTCGTATCAAGCGCACAACATTGGCATAGGAACTACTCCAGAAGAAAAAGAGGAGGTGAACCGCTACTGTTACGAGCAGTTCATCCTCCCCATTAAAGACTTGGACGAAGGGTTCTTTAAGTCTATCAGCTGATAACCTTTGCACCACCCATGGCCATGCCAACCATGTCCTTTGGGTCACGCATCATCTTCATAGCTCCGCCTCCTTCGTACTCCATCTTGCCGCCCATGCCCATCTTGCTTTGCTTGTACTCAGCAATCATGGCTTTGGCTTCTGACTCGTCGACTCCTGCCGACTTCATAATCATCTTGACGACTTCCTCTTCTGGTGGCATCTCCTTCATGCCGTCGAGCATCTTCATGACAGCGGCTTTCTTCTCCATCATGCCGCCTTCTTGATACTCCATCATACCACCCTTCTCCATATCCTTCTTCTTCATCATGGCGCCCTCCTCCATCATCATACGGCGCTTCTCCATCATGCCACCACCGGGCATCTTCTGTTCCTCCATCATGCCGCCTTCGGCCATCATTTGCTTTTTCATGTGCCCACCACCGGGCATCATCTGCATTTCTTTATCCATCATGCCACCCTGTGCCATCATGGCCTTCTTTTTTCCTTGTTCCATACCGCAAATATAAGTTATTCTTCTCTTCTGTAAATCAGGCGAGAACGCATGCCGTCAGTAGCAATGTAGTACCCGCGCTCACGCAGCACCACCTCCTGACCAAACAGGTTGTAGTACCGAGTAGGAACGAATGGTTCCTGCGTAATCTCACGCACATCAGTGATAGGGTCGTTGCATCCAACGGTAACCCATTGCTCGGGGTTGTCTTGCGGCCATGTACCGAGCGAATCAATCCAGTCTACGTCAGACAAGAACCCATACGACACCGTGTCTATAGTTAAGTAGGCACCGTTCCATCCGTCGCCGTAGCTGTCCATCATGTGGATAATGAACCTGTCTGGGTCGGGCATCAGGGCTGCACCAAAGTACGGTGCGCCACCGCCTAACAGAATCATGCTGTCGCATGTCATAATCTCCCACGAGATTTCATCAGGGTAATCACCGGGTGAGCACTCCACGAATACAGGAGTGACGTTAGGCTGCGCCCACACAGGAGACAGCATAAGTACCGTGGTGATGGTAGAAAGTAACTTCTTCATCATTGAAACTTTTTTAGAATAATGTCGTCAATCTCTTCTTGGATTTCATCCTTGGTGGCAGCAAGCTGCATCATGATTGTTGGGTTGAATCTCAACACCTCTAGCCCGTTGTCAAACACGACAACTGTTGGTACGCTACTAATGCTGTACTGACCGACCGCCTTGGGTTGAAAGTCAATACACATGCGGTACGCTCTGCAGTC